ACCTAAAATTTGACCTCCAGCAATAATAACACGTACATCATAGTCTGTCTTTATATATTCTTGCAGAAGAATATCAACATATTCATCTTCCCTATGAAGTAATTGAATAACACTATGAAGTGCTTTTAGACTTTCAATCCAGATAACACCAACACCCCTAGACCCAACAGCAGTTTTAAGAATCATTGGAAACTTATTACCAAGTCTTTCTGCAGCTTCTTCAGCTCCTTCTGCATGACGAACTAGAACTGTATTTGGTGTAAGAATATCATTTTGCTGAAACACAATCTGGTTGTACCATTTATCATTGCAAATATCACTACATTTAACAGGATTAATAAGAGTATAACCTTGTTTTTCTAGATTAATACAAGCAACTCGCCAAGACAGATTACCTGTTTTGACTGTAGAACCAAGGCCTCTTGCCATAACTAATGTATCTTTTGGATTTATACGAAAAGGTTTATCATACTCAGCATCATCTTTCATGCCGGGCAGTTCTACCTTACCTTTTTCATCTACAGGAAAAGAATATACTAGTTGATCCTTACCTTTATCTTCCATATACATACCAGAAAACTCAGCAAGATATACTTCAATACCTAACTCTGTTGCTTTCTTGCGAACCATCGGCCCAGTTTCATTTGGGTCTAGAGGATCATCATGAGACAGAATCAATAACTTATATGTTTGTTCTTCTTCTGCAATAAATTCTCTGAACTTACCCATTTATTATTCTTTCTTTTTACCAATATTGTATTTGGTTTCTAAAATCCAATCGTCTTTTTCTTTAAACGACAAAACTTTAATCTGACTTAGTGGTGCTTGTGGTTCAGCATTACCCATGATACCAACTAGACCCCAATCCGATAGAAGTTTTGCAATGGTATTTCTACGTGCAACATCATTTTCTGATAGATTGGTATCTTTACCGTCTAGTGCAAATAACTCTTTAAAATGCACAATAAAATACCTACCCTGTTTATGTAGTATGTGACAGGATTGATATAGTTTACGTTCTTTTCTAGAGCTGACACCAATTCGAGAAAGCGTTTCACGAACCTTTAAGAAATCGTCTGGTTCTGATAGACTAACTTCTAACATCTGCTCCTGTGTCCAATTATATTCTTCCATCATTTCTTCCACCTTTATTTAATTTTTTCTTTATGGCAGAAATTTGTTCATCACTTAGTATATCAAGAGCCGACTTGGCCTTTTCATTATTATATCCATAGAACTCTTTAACATACTCTAGATTGTCTAATTTCTTCGCCTTCATCCAAGGTTGAAATCTTTTTCTTGGCCTTAGACTATTTATCAAAAAATCAAACTGAAGTTTCTTATCTAGGTGTGGTAATTGGTTCATTTCATTAACTAATTGGATAGTATCAGGAAATGGAGAAAGACATTTATTCACAATATAGGGTGGATACTTCTTAGTCCAATCTTCATCCTCAGAATCAAGGAGAGGCTCTTTACTGTGATTTATCGCATTTAGATAATCTTTTAACTCATAAGTCATATGCTTCACTCCAATTCATTACATTTTTAACTTTTATAATATTACCAGATAAAATAATTCTTTCATGGTCACAAGTTTGTCTTGGAACTTCATGGAACTCTTCTCCACTAAAATGCACCAATAAATCAACCTCAGGCTTAATTGAGGTATTATCAAAAACTAAAGGGGCACATTCTTTGCAACAATCCAAATAATAAACCCAACTCCAAAATTGTTTTCCATGTCTGTGTTTTTGAGCAAATTCACCTTTATCATATATGGCACCCCAGACTTGATGTGTTCGCCATTTTCGCCTATGCCTGTTAGATATAATCTTGTCAAAAATAATTTCAGAGATAGTTTGTGCTGCATCATTGTTCATATGAAAAGCCCAATGCGTTCTAGCTCTAACAATTAAATTTGATTTAGCATCCCTCTCTTCTTTTAACCATTTGTCTGGATCACGAATATCACGTATGACTTCTTTTCTTACTGAGTCAGAAATATTTAATTTCGACTCATAAGTCATGATTTATAAAAATCTAATCTTTGACGTTGTTCACCATCAATGTGCATTTTGAAAACTATAACAGGACGTAATTCATAACACTCTCTTCTCACCTGTTGTGCGCTATGCCACCTGTAAGCATCAAAAACAAGAACTCTGTTACCAACATATTGATTGATGTGTGCAACACTTTTAGGTGGATGGCCATATCGGGGGTCTGGTTCCTCATTTGGGTTCTCTTCTTCACTGTAGATAATAGTACCACCTTCCCACTCAATAGGCCAGTGCATAGTTGGATAATATATCATAGTGAATGATCCATCATCTTTATGCCAATGAGGCTGCATACCATAAGTATGTGCGTTCATATATGCTCGTCTAAAATCTTGCACACCATAAACTTCATCAAACTTATATTTGTCTATTGCGGCATCCCATATTGCAAGAGTATAATCATATTGAGAATTTTCTATTTCTTCTCTAGACTCTCCCAATTTAACATTCCAATGTTTTGTACCATAGTGAGGATTAGACCTAAAACCATATTTCCACTGTGCTTTTTGAACCATATTGTCAATATATTCTGCAACGTGTGGTTCTAAAAAATTATCATAAACTTCATAAACTTCATCTGTCATTTCACTCTCACTCTAAATGCTATTTTTTGTGTCATTTCTATGGCGTTAGTTTTAGTAGGATATGTGTTATGTGTTTCATCATGACGATAACAAATAACTCTACTAGGTTTATTACCAACAATATCTTTTGGCCACCCTAAATTGTAATCTCGCCTCCAATGTTTATGACCAGTATCTTCATCATCATAAAATACTAGTTCTCCACCCCAATCTGGATACCACTCTAAATTTGATACAAACAAAACTGTAAAGTGTTTATCAGAATCTTTTACTTTTGGGGATGTATCTTTATGTAATTGTCCTATTCTATTTCCTACATTACAATCAAATATCTCACAGGTTCGAGCATTTAACATAGAAGTCCATTGATTATTATTATTATTTGGAACATCATATTTGTTATAAAAATCTTGATCATCATAAAAACTATCAGAACCACTTAATCCAGCAGCTGGTTCTGGAACACCATCTAGTGTCGCATTGTTATTAAAAAGTTTTTTATTTATAACACACCACAAATCCCAAACTTCTGGAGTTCTCATTGCACACATTTCATCATTCCAGCCAATAGGATGTCTATACATAACAAACTCTGTCAATTTATGTAATGAATTTAAATCATTAGTAGGGCCGAGTATATGTCTGTTATTAAAATTACCATGTTTAGAAGGATTATATTCATTAAAAGGAATTCTAGTAGAGCCAGGCATTGGTAGTGCAGTTATCCATTTAGTGTACCAAGATACACTCTGGCCCCATTCATAAACTTGTTTGTGAAGTTTACTATCTATAAGATCATCGTATACAATCACTTAAATTTTCCTCTCATAAGTCATATGCTTCTTCCCATGTCATCATATTTTTCTTAGCCCGATGTTCTTGATAACCTTTTTGTTCTAACGCATTTGCTCTTTCTACTGCCAAAAGATATGATTTTAAAGGGTCTTTAAATTTTTCCATTTCTGGGATTCTGGGAGAAACAAGAATACAAAACCAGTAAACAATTTCCTCAGCTTGATCTCCAATTAAATCAATTATAATTTGTCTATTATCCACCAACCCCTTATTGGGCATGTATTTTGCTGTCCCATAAACAGAATGAAATAAACCAGCATCCAGAACAATTTGCTCTTTCCCCCATCCTTGTAAAATGTCATGAGTCCCTATAAGATGGTCTAATAAAGTTTTAGACGAATGGGAAACTTTATCAGAACCTATACTTTTAAGAAAATCAATTTTCTTTGTAAAAGTCAAGTCCTTCACGAACAAATCCCCTTATATTGCTTTTAAAAACAATGACATATCTTAGTTTATGGCACTCTCTAATAACCGGCTGACCCTGATGAGGTAAATAAGCATCAAACACAAGTAAACGATTCGGCCTGCAATCTACTAACTTATCTAAAGTATAATTATGTACTTCAGCATGTCTGTCATCAGCATCATAAATTAGAGTGCCACCACCCCATTCTGGTTTCCAATCTAAACGAGGATAAAAAATTAAAGTAAAATCACCATCATCATAATGAATATTTGGTTCAATACCGTATGTATGTGCATTCATGTATACACGTACATATTCATCAATACGATATTTTTGGGCAAAATTATATTTTTCTTTTGCAGTTTCCCAAATAGGAAGCAACCATTCAAAACCGTTTTCAATTATTTCTTCTTCAGTTTTTCCGCCCCAACGAGTCCAATGATAACCTACCTTATTTTTATTAGATTTCCATCGACCATAATGCCAACGCATTTTTTTCATTTCATTATCGATAAGCTCTGCAACATGTGGTTCCATTACATCATCATAAACGTCTATAATTCTATCGCTCGTACTCATTTAAATTTCCCTCTTGCCATAATTTCAGTCAGGCACGCCAACATATTTATTTCCTGATCTGCAACAAACGCTGACTTATATTGGTACTCACCCAATATAACGACAGCATGAGGTATACTAGACCGATCCATAACATCGTACAAAGAATCATAGATGCTGCGAAAGATACGTACAGGATCGTTATCAAGATTGTCAACAACCCATCTGCGTACATTTGTAAACTCCTTATTCTTCATCGCTGTCATTAGTTCCTTCATATTTAGTGAGGAAATATTGACCAGAATACCAGCATCTATTTCACCAGAAACAGAATACCTTTGAAGATCATTTAAAACTCTCCTCCAATCAGGAAAGTGATTCATAATAACTTCAGCAACAACTCTTTCATCATATTTTACACGTTGCTCATCTAAAATTGTGATAGTACGTGCGTTGAATTTTTCTGCAAGTTCTTGTTTCTCAGAATTAGGAATTGCAAAATCAATTACAGTGCAACGAGAACGTAACGGATCAATGATACGATTTTTGTAATTACATGTTAGAATAAATCCACAATTATTATGAAACTCTTCTATGAAACCACGTAAGGCTGGTTGTGTTGATTGGGGGTTTAGATAATCTGCCTCATCTATGATAAGGTATTTACGTCCACCCTCAAGCGAAACAGTGGACGCAAAGTTTTTGATCTTGGTTCTGAGTACATCAATACCTGACTCTTCAGAACCATTGATCATCATATACGTAGCACCTAACTCATCCAGCATTGCCTTTGCAATTGTAGTTTTACCTACACCAGCAGTACCAGATAAAGTTAGGTTGGGAATCTTACCCTGATTCACAAACTCAGAAAATGTTTTTTTGAGCTCTTTAGGAAGTATGCACGATTCTACAGTCTTGGGACGATATTTTTCGACCCACAAAAAAGTTTCCATAATATAAGTTCCGATCAAGCATTAGTAGTATAAGAAGACTCTGGTTCTAGAGCAATAAAATATTCGACATCTAAACTTGAATTTTTGAACCGACTAATATTCTTAGAAGAAACTTCCACATCATATGAGCCAGGAATAATTTTAAGATTTTCAACCTTAAACCAGAACTTATAGTCTGCATTATTTTCATCTACAGCAATGTCTGTCTCATAATTATTAGCAGTATTATTTTTCTTATCAGTAACTTTCAACTTACCATTTTCAAGAACCATATCTGGAGCTCCAATGACTGATGCAGCTCTCTGGACTTCAGCCAAAGTAGAACTAGAAAAATTATATGTAATCTCTTTAGATGGCATTGTAATTTCTTTGGTAGGCGAAGTGACTACAGAAGGATCAGAATAAAAATAAGTTACTTTATCAGAAGCACCCTCACCTGTAATTACTACAAAGTCATCTTGGAAATCCAATTCTGGTTTATCAAACAAAGAGATAACCGCAAGAAATTCATTCAAATCATAAATTGCAAACTCTTTTGGAAAAGTTTCTGTTACAGTAGCATTTGCAATGATATTTTTCATTGCAGACATTGTAGAAATATTACTACCTTCTTTGATCTTCAAATTTGTGTTGATTGTTGAAAAGTTTTTTAGGACTTCTTTAGTTTCATTACTTAGTTTCATTTTCACTATTCTCCATAGAATTAATATGTAAAGCTATAATACCATAATGTATTACCTTTAGCAAGTCACTTCTGGACTTACCATTCTTTTTTCCATACCGCTGTGCATACTTGAGTATGTTCCCGATACAAAAACCTTCACCGTGCCCACCATCGATGATGAACTCTGTAGCTTGAAACCTGTTCTTACTATAGTGTTCATCATAGGTGGAATCGATATATTCACACAACTCTTTAAGAGCCATATCCTCATTGTACTTGTAATCTATTTTTAGATTCTTCATACTTTACCTTTATGTTTAAGGTTATTGTAGTTTGCACCTTCTAATTGTTCATTAGGTGTAATGTTGATATTCGCAGAGAATGTCCTACGTTCACCTTCACCAAAGAAAGGCATAACACCATGACGCAACCAAGATGGAAACAGAATTAAAGTTCCCACTTCTGGTTTAACATATTCTTCTGTAACAGGGCGAAGCATATTTACATCACGCATACCATTTGTACCCCATTGAAGATATGTAAATCCATCAACTGCACCAGACGCACCATTGAGTCCAGCAAAGTTTTCGGATGGATTATCAAGTGCCTCAATCTGAGGCGGAACCTTTAGATACAGAATACAGGACAGCCCCATAGAGGTGCGTGTACCATGATCATGCATAGGGTTATAGTCACCTTCATAACTATGAATAGTCCACATAGTTTGAATATCAGTTTCTACTTCCATATTGATAGAGTGTTTAATATAGTCTTTACCTAATCGACAAAGAACACTTGCGAACTGTTCACCCACACCATCATCATTATGAGGAAAATTCCATTGTGCAGATCGTTCATCACGATTAATTTGTCCAACCAATCCTTTAGATTGATCTTTGCGGGCTGGGATAATTTCATCATCAATATGAGAATTCAATTCATCAATAACATCCAATGGAATTTCTGCCCTCATAAGATGAACTGCCAACTTAGGTCGCATACTAATCGCCATACCACCAGCATTACTACCAGCTGGTTCATCTGGAGTCGGAGTTGCATACCTTGGAACGGGTTCTGTTGGTGACTCTGACTCTGTTACAGTAACTTCTGATTTTACATCAGAGTCTTTTGGTTTCTTTTTGAAAATAGATCGTTCCTCACCACCGTTAATAATATCTCGTTCTTTATCATTTTGTTTGTTGATAAATTCTTTTCTCAAGATTTGAGAATTTTCTGTGGGAACTGGATTAACTTCTTCAACGGCAACCGACTCTTTTGGTGAGCCATCTGCATTAACTTCTGTGGCAACTGCGCCGTCCATTAAACCGCCAGGCGGTAAATCAAATATTCTGACCATAATATCTCCTTCATTTTATATTATAATAAAGGAAAAGGGACTAAAAGTAAAGTCCCTTTTCCCATTTATTTTAGAAACTACTTCACTTCAATTAGTTTAGGTTTCTTTTCTTCTGGAACAATTCGCTCAAGTTCGATTGTGAGCATACCGTTCTCTAGTTTTGCACCGTTAACAACGATGTCATCTGCAAGTGTAAACTTTCGATTAAACTTGCGATAAGAAATCCCACGATGATATGTGAAATCATCTTTGGGCTCTTCTTTCTTGTCTGATCGAACCGATAGAGTACCATCGGCAATTTCCACCTCGATATCGTCCTTACTGAATCCAGCAAGAGCCATTTCGATTGTATATGTAAAGTCACCGCCTTTTTGAATGTTGTATGGTGGAAACCCTGTAGAGGTTACGCTGTTATCAACGTATCGATTGAGTTGATCAAACATTCGATCAAATCCTACAGCGTATGGGGTTAGTTGATTAAAGTTGTCGATTAGACTAAGTGTATTTCTTACCATTGTTTATCTCCTTAAAAGCAAGATGTTAATAATGACCACCCTTTATGGCATGGTCACTATTATATAGTACAGGAACCAGACAGAAATGTCAAGTTCCTTTACTTTTTTTTTAGAAAGCAGGCTCTTCTTCTAGATCAGTAGGAACAGCGTCCTCTGAATATGCCTCTTCTTCTTCAGTAACATTGATACCAGCATCAATCTTGGTGTAGAGGTCAGTGAACGATGCCTTAGTATCGTCATCGAAACGTGCGACACAGAGTTCAATAGCCTGCATCTTATCACCAAAGATGGCGAACGCTTTCACGATGTGATCTAGTCGGCGAGTAGAGATAACTTCATCAACTCCACCGTCAAAGAAAGTCTTACGGATCACATCAGCCCAAGTCACAAGATTCTTTGCGAACTCATCATCTGCAATACCATACTTTTTCATGGCACCTTTAATGATCTTGGTTTCAGTTGCAACCGCTGCATAGGGCTGCTCCATCGTAATCGCAAATCGTTCTAGGAACGCTTCGTTCAGAATGTTGGTTCCGATAAAACGTCCATCCTCTGAACCTTTACCTTTAGTGTTGGCAGTCGCCATCACATTAAAACCATCTTTAGGAGTGATCCACTTATTGATCTTCTTGAGGTAAACACCCTTACCTTCAAGGACAGGCTGCAACGCAAGCAACTTGTTAGAACCAAGATCACACTCATCAAGAAGCAGAGTACATCCACGTTCCATCGCCTCAATGACAGGGCCAGGAACAAACTTAGTCTCACCGTTTACCAAACGGAAACCACCAAGTAGATCATCCTCATCAGTTTCGATAGTGATGTTTACACGGATCAACTCTTTCTTGAGTTTTGCACAGACCTGTTCGATCATCAGAGTCTTACCGTTACCAGACAGACCAGTAACAAAGATAGGATAGAACATTCCAGACTTGACAACTTTCTCAATCAGAGCAAAGTTACCCCAAGGAACAAAACCCTCAAAGAGTGACGGAACCAAATCCTGTTTTTCCATATTAGTTGCAACCAAATTGACAGTCGAAACTGCATTTTCATTTGGAACAAGGGCGGTAGCAGGCACAACAGAATTTTCTTCACTAGGAAGTTTATACTGGTTATAACCAACTTTACACGCCTTCTTGAACCAACCAGCTTTAGGAACACCTGCCGCGGCAGAAGCTTCTTTCAACTGGGAATTAGTAATTATTGAACCAGCACCAAACATTTCAGTGGCAGTATCAACGAACAACTTTTTACGTGGAGACAAATACATATTATAACTTTCCTTTTTCAATTTTAAAACTGTCTTGATTTCTCATCATATATACAGAATACATGGCGCAGAGCAAATAGTCAATAGCAAACTTAGCGAACAATAGCGATTTTTGCATTTTATCGTAAAGTGTGACATTTTTATCACGCCACCAACTTTACGAATTTATTCAACAATGCACGACTATCGATTTTAGACTTCATCGACTTACCAAATGCAGACTTGAGTTTTGCTTTCGAAGCACCGATCAACTCATCACCTAGACCATCGTTCTCGACTTCTAAAGAGTTGCCACCAGGCAGAATGTAGTACTCATCATATCCAGCAGATTTTACTGCAAGAAATTTCTCTTTGTTGATTTTCTTAACAAGAGACATCAATTCTTCTGTATCAACATAAGAATCTATTTTGCAAACAGATCGAATAACATTCTTATCAACTCGACCAGAACGACCAGAACCAGCGATAAAGAAACCGACAATATTCATATCGTAAACTCGGGCCTTAAACAATTCAAGTAAGGATACAGTCAAATCTTTACGACCACCATCAATCTCAACATTTTTATTAGTATAGGGATCAGTGATAATTGCAGTGCTTCTAGAAGACCAACCAACAATATTTGTACTAGATTCTATGTGATTACCATAATCGGCAGAGTCTTCCTGTGTTATCAACTTATAATCCATAACTGACATAGTACCACTAGCGGCACCATCAGTTAGGAAAACGGAGTTAACTTTCTGAACACCAGTATCAGACTTAAACTTAGGAACAATTTGCATCATCGCAATAATTGCTTCGTTTAGTGGAGTTCCACCTAACTCAAGATTTTGTGGTGTACTATAAGGATAACCACACTCAGCGTAGCTACGAAATCTTCTGGAATATTTGTAAGTATACATCATAAGAGTAGCCATCATTTCCAATTCTTCTTTAATACTCATATTACTCGAAAAGAAATTTAACATCTTAAAATTACGACATTCTAGATCACCATATTTAAAATTCTGAGAGTTTGTATTGTCGCCATTAAGCCGATAGCGGCGATTATACATATCAGAAAATGCATATACTTCAAAAGGAATTCTTGTCTGACGGCAAAACCAAATTAGGTTAAACAACTGTGATAATGTACCTTTAAGGTTATCACACATCGAACCAGACCAATCAAGACACATAACCATACCGTGGTTAGTTGCACCAGGCAACGTAGTCACTTTCTTGAATATGTCATCATTGAACTTGTAAGTATGTAACCGACCCATATCAAGCGAACCAGTTTTAGAAACTGCCGCACGTGCATACTGATCTGCAGCTTTCTTCATTTCAAATTCTTTGACCATATAAGAAACAGTCTTTTTAGAGTCTGCTTTTAGAGTAGCAATTTCTTCAACAATTACATCATAATATTTAGTATCACGACTTTTTTCTATACTATAGTGATCACCATACTCTTTTAACAATGCAGAATAACCAACTACAATTTTATCCAAAGGCAGTTTAGGAATGTTACCATAAGTGCGATCATTTGCAGCCTTATCTCGTAACTTATCCATACCATCCTTAGAGGCAGTATCAGTAGTTGCAACTGGTGCAGAACCTTTACCAGAAGAATCTACTCCACCTTCTGGAGTAGAAGCGTCTAGGGGGTTAGAGTCAATATCCCCATCGCTATTATCAGATGTATCATCACCCATACCACCAGACTTATCATCAGTATTTTTATCATCTACTTTCTCACCTTTACTGGAACCGTTACCATCTTCGGCATCGTCACCAGACTCAGACTTATCATCAGAAGTCCCACTATCAGCATTTCCATTACCATCTCCTTCACTTTTTTCACCAGAGGCAGACCCTTCTCCCTCTTCTCCAATATCTTTCGACTCACCCTTCTCACCACTATTGTGATTGTCAGTCTCAGATTCGTTTTCTTCCATCCACTTGTAAAGCTCTTCTGAAAGATCAAGAACATCATCAGGTGTTTTAGTTTTTGCAGTACGATCAACCCACACTAATTCCTCATCAGAAAAGTAAACATCAGGATTACCTTTGAAAAATAAGTTGATGCGGTCAATAAGATTAAGAGTAGAAATATCTTTATCAGCAGTACCAAAGAAATCTTTGGTAAGCAACTCATTGTAACCACGACTAAACACACCGATAGTACCGGCATATTTATTTTTAACCTTACGTTCGATACGTGCATCTTCTATAATGTTTACAAAAGAGTGATTGATTTTACGAAGTGCAGCCCTCTCCAACATATCCAGAGGAGTCCACAATGCGTGACCAATCTCATGACATACCATGAGGTCATAAATGTCTTTAGTCATCTCCTCATCTTTCCAGATAGGAAGACCCAACTCACGACTCTTAGAATTAAAGTATGCCGTTTCCATCTGTTTATGGACTACGAATACATCCTCATTGGCAAGTAATTTAGCAAGTGTCGATTTGTTTTTCATTGGAGCAACCTCTTTATTTCTCATCATATATACAGAATACACGGCACAAGTAAGATTGTCAAGAATAAAGCGACAAAGAAATGAGCTCCTATGTTGTTTTTTTATATTTATAGGTAAAGTGTTGCAAAAATGTCACATTACTATCACGCCGATTTTAGTCTGTCAACCTTTTTTGTTACTTTTTGCAATCTTTTTTTAGCCATGTTCAATTTCATTTTAGAAACTTGATTTGTAAAGTTCGTACCTTCCATGTGATCATACTCATGTTGAAACACACGTGCTTCTAATCCAGCAAGTTGATACTCATCCTTAACTCCGTTCTGATCTTCCCATGTTGCCTTAATCCAAACAGGGCGTTTTACCTTCAACCAAAGGCCGGGATATGTCAAGCATCCCTCATCCATGACAATATCCTCATCTGCATATTCAATAATCTTAGGATCAAAACAGGCCATAATTTTTTTCTCTTTAAAATCAGAATACATGACAAAAACACGTTCTAGTAATCCTACTTGATTTGCAGATAGACCAATACCACCTTCATCTATCATAGTCTCAACAAGGTCTTCTACTGTCTGATTTCTATCTAAATCTTCAGAAACACCTTCAAGTTTTAAATTTAAAACAGGATGTCCCTTTTCTACCATTTTACATAATGCCATCACGCTCTCCCATGAAATGTTGTTTCTACTTCGTTATTATAAAAAAGATACCATGCACAGTTATCTTTGCCTGTCATATTAC